CAACTACAGATTGACCAGAAATATCTACAGTTTGACCACTTATATCTGTGGTTACAGTTCCAGATACAACTACAGATTGACCAGAAATATCTACAGTTTGACCACTTATATCTGTGGTTACAGTTCCTGATACAACTACAGATTGACCAGAAATATCTACAGTTTGACCACTTATATCTGTGGTTACAGTTCCAGATACATTAATTGTATTCATGACTGAAACTTGAACGTATCCATCACCATCAATCGGCGAAATAATACTAACATCAGACCCACTACCAGATCCAGACGTTACAAGACTATTTTTATAGATAGTTTGTAAAAACATTGTATTTTGTTGAATAGTATCAGTATTTTTTAATGATAAACTAAAGTATTTTTCTTTTGGTATAAAATTATAAAATACTGTTTCGGTTGGTCTTACATTCACATTGATAGTCTCAGAATAATCAACTGAAATTGCATTTACACTATAATTTACAGTTAATTGATATTTGGTATTAGTATTTATACTTACACAGATTTGAGCACAGGTAGTTATATCATCATAAGTTCCATTAAAAACCCCATTTGATGCTAATATTTGATTTGTAGTGTTATTCTTGCTTACTGACATTATATATAATATTATATTATATTTTTTTTAAATTAAATTATTTATCTTGCCAGTATAAATTGAAATTATTAAAATCTGATAATGTTAACAGAGTTATTAAATTATCCTGATCATTTAGAAATTCTGATTTATTACCTCTAAATATTTGATAAAATCTATTAGGAATAAATAAATGACGACACTTGATAGCGAATGAACTCCATCTCCCACATGTTGACACTTTAACATCTTGTTTACTTTGGAAGTCAACAGAATTACAATGAACAGTCATTTTAGATTTTTGTAAAAGCATTGATAGATATAATGGATAATTCTGTTGATCATATCTTACTAATCCCATTTTAATGGCTTGGTCAGGACCATATCCATATGAATCAAAATAATAAATATAATTTTGTTCATAATTAACCCATATAGCGACATAATGACCACTCAATTTATTTGTTACTTGTAATAATAATATTTGATATGGTGCCTCTCTTGGACATAATTGTTCAATATTTTTAAATTTTCCCAAATCAGAATATAGCATTGGTGACTTACCGATAGCCTTTTTTATTTCATCACCATTTAAATCTGTATATTTATATTTTTTTACGATATCTTCAACGGACATATATATTTAGATTATAAATTTATTTATATAAATATATTATATATAATGGAATCAGAAGATTTAGATCGGCTCTACGGGCGAAAAATAAATGTAGATAAGAAGCAAATTGAAATTAAAAATTTGGTTAAAGAATATGGACAACTTAAAAGAGTTTTAAATGATGGCGTTTCATCAGAAATAAATAATTTAAATATAATTAAAAGATTAGAACAAATTTCTAAAATGTTAAAAAATTTATCTTAACAATATATATATAATTTCTCTAAACATCATTTTATTATATTTTTTTTATATTAATATTATATATTATAACTTAAAAATGCCAGAAATTGAAACTCAAACAGATGAAGAATTTAAAATATTAACTGATGAAGAAGTTGAAAAATTAACAAGATCAGAAAAAAAGATTTACAAAAATAAATTAAAAATGTTCAATAAAGAGAAGAAGAAGGCAGAATCAAAAGAAAAAAAACGATTATATCATTTAAATTATACAAAAATGAGATATAAATATGATCCAAATTATAGAAAATATTTAAATGAGTACGGTATTGAACGATATTATTATTTAAAAGAACAAAAAGAACAACAAAACCCCAAAGAAGAATATCAAGAAGAAAAAAAAATAAATAATTATTTTATGAATTTTGTTTAAAATATGGATCCAATTATTGATCCTAGTGTATCAAATATTCCGCCTGCTTTAACTCTTTTTTTTTTATTTTTTGCTAATTTATTTAAAATAGACATACCGACAATATGACCAGCTCTTCTTGGTTCATGAATTTTAGTTAATAATTTAATGTGTTTTTTACCTCTATTTGTAAATTTGAGTTGTCCACCCTTTTGCATTTTAATATCTCTTGGATGAATCATATATCTTTGTAAAAATTTAACACCCTTTCCTGTTGGTTTTAATCCAGACGCCACAATTTGACCTTGAACTGGAACATTTGGAACACCTAGAACTTCAGCTTGTGCTTCTTGTCCTGTAATTGGCACTCCTTCTTGCATTTGACTATAAACACTTTTATCTAATATATCATTAATTTTTTGTTGTTTTTCTTTATCTTTATCACTACTTGGAGTTAATAATGCAACCTTAATAAGAGTTTTTTCTCTTTGATTTAATTTAGGATCATTAGCGTAATCGTAATTTAAATCACCTAATTGAACATCAGAAGAAGGAGTAAAACCCAAATCAGCATCACTTGCTTCCGCTAGTGGTAATTCTGCTTCTGGCATTTTGGCTTCACCTTGTAATTCTAATATTCTTTGTTCTAATGCATCTATATCTTCTTTTTTAGGTGGTTCTGGTTCAGTTGGTTTTTTTGCTTGTTTAAGTATTTCTTCAGCTTCATCAATTAATTTTTTGGATCTTAGAGATGGTTTATCTTTTTCTTTTTCAATATTTTTTATTAATGTTTGGATAGCTTGTAAATTTTGTGTATTTCTTAACTCATCAGTTTTTGATGGTTTAGTTTCTTTTATTTTATCTTGTAAATCTTTAATAGAATCCTCATATTGTTTAAATGCTTTTTTGTTGAATTTTGGATCATTTATTCGTACGCGCTCTTTCTTTAAATTCTCCATTAAATCTATTTGTTCTTTTAATTGTGAATTAAGATCTACTAAATTTTTTTTATCTTGAAATTCCGTTGCTTGTTTATTTCTTTCTTCTAATTCCTGATTTAATTTTTCTATGTTTTTTTGTCTTGTCTGTTTAAATGACGCCTCTTCTTCAATACTTTTTTGTTTTTTAGCAGATGCTTTATCTAATTGTTCTTGATACTGTTTAATTGCGATATTATAATCTCTTTTTTCAGCTTCATATTTCAGTGGAATATTTTTTATTTCTGCTTTAATTCGTTCAATTTCATCTAAAGCATTCTGTTTACTTTTTTTTGTCTTTGCCATTTCTTCTTTTTCCTTTTGTCGTTGTAATTCTTGTTTTAAAGCATTTTGTTCTTCCTTCTTCTTGTTTTCAAGTTCTTTTAATCTGACTTGAGCTTGTTCTTTCTTTTTTTCAATTAATTCTTGTTTTCTTTCTTGTGGTTGTTCTTCTAAAATAGTATATTTAGGAATATCAACACCTGTTTCAGTCTTGATAATTTTTTTTAATTCAGATGCTGATGCTTCAGGATATTCATCACGATAATATTTTAATATTTCAAATTTGTTTACTTCTTTTTCTCGCTCTTTTCCTCTTGCTAGTTCTCTTTCTTGTTCAACTTCTTCAAACATTTTTTTTTGAAGTTTTTTCTCCTTTTCTAATTTAACTTTTTTTTTAGCTTGTAATAACCTCTTCTTTTGAATTTTCTTTTTAATTAAAACATCCATTTTTATATAATATATGAATATAATATAATTTATATAATTTTATTTATTTTCTCTTTAATCCCTTCCCATATACTAGTCTGTTTACTCTTGCTCCTAAATCCGTAACACCTTTAATAGTTTGTCTTGTTGCTATTGGTAATTCTTTCATTAATTCTTTTGTATCTTGATAAATAAAATCAGAATTTTCATCATTAAGTAAATTATTAGATCTTAACATGGAAAATATAAACCCTTGACAATCATTTTTATCAATTGTAGCATCATATAAAAAGAAATCTTTACCCATTAATTGTTTTGTTTTATTTAATAAATTTAAAATAGTTATTCTCTGACTTTTTAAATCAACATCTAAATATTGACTATTTTTATTAAATTTCCATTCAACAATATTAATAACTTCATTCTTTTCTATTTTTACAACTCTATTTTTATAATATCTATCAGTAAAAGTAACAACAACGCTCAAATGAAATAATTTATCAAAACCATATTTTTTCATTAATCTATCTAATTCATTCCCACTAATTTGGTTAATAGTTCCCGTTAAAAGAGCATTTACAGGGGTTCTTTCAATCTTCATAGATGTAATAACTTCATTTCCATATTCTGCTAAAAAATGTCTAACCATCGGTGGGTAATCATCTCTCGCATTTGGTAAAATCTTATCTGCTATTTTAGCAACTCCTGATTTATTCACAATTGAGTATAAAGCATTATATGTATGTCTTTTTAAAGCATCAAAGAAACCGCCAGCCTCAATTACTTTATCATTAAATTTTTGATAATCCATATATAATATAATATAATACTATATTATATTATAAGATGTCCATAGAAACTAAAGAAACTAAGACAAACAAAGCAATAGCTATGAAAGATAATAAAGTATGTTATTATTTATCAGATAAAGAAGATGGAGAAACACACATAAACACCAAAGATTCATTAATTCCATATTTTGATTTAAAAAAATTAAAATCAATTAGAATAAATATCAGTGGAGCAACTGGAAGCGGAAAAACTTATTTATGCGAAAAGATATTAGAAACAACATTTAAAAAAAGCCCTCAAATATATCTATTTTCTAGTATATGGGATAAAGACTATCAAAAAATTAAAAATTTAATGCATTTAGACATTCATGAATTTTATGAACAAAACCCAAAGGCAGGTGATATATTTGAATTATTAATGCCTGAGAGTGTTTGTATATTTGATGATATATTATCATTTGAAGATAAAAGAGCAAAGGCATATTTAAAACTCAGATCTCAATGTTTAGCAATTGGAAGACATCGTAACATTTCAACAATATGTATAGAACAACAACCTAGAAATTTTATGAAAAGTAGAGATGTGTTATTAAATAGTGAAGTTTATATTTTCTTCCCTAAATCATCATATATGCCATTTAAAAAGACAGCTGAAGAATATTTAGGATTAACAAAAGCCAAAATAGAAGAGATAGGGCAGAAATCAAGATTTGTAGCAATAAATAAAGTATATCCATCATATGCAATCAGAGAGCATGATATAAATATTTTGTAAATAAAATAATTTAATTTAAAATATAAAAATATATATTAATATTATATATTAAGATGTCAGTGAATTATGATATTGTCTATTATCAGAACATAAATTATAACGCAACACAAGTTCCATTAGATTCATATTATTTGGCTAATTTTCCAACTGAATTATTAGATAAACAAATTAATTACAATGTAGCAGTAAATAAATTTAAAATATCGGATTTATCAACTATTCCCCTAGGTTTTAATCTTCCATTTGAAGGATGGGAATGTGCCATTAAGTATAACAATAAATTTTCAAGACTTCCAGTCCCTCAAGTAGACGCAAGCACAAAGACTTATAATTTTCTTTACAATTTAGTAAATAATAACATTCAAGTTTATTTATATAATTTTCAAAATCAATTAACAGCAGAAAGAACTATCGCTTTATCAAATGAACCCACAGGATGTACATTTTGTGTTGTTGATTTAAATGGTATTTTTTATGTATCAACACCAACTGAATTATATGCTTATGATAATAATGGGAATCTTTTAGCTACACAATCATTTACAAATATTGTTTATTTATCCATATCTAAACTTAATCAAGCCATTGTTTGCGACAGAGGGACAGAAACGGTTTACTTTTTAGTATATGATAAAAATGCATTTACAGAACCTTACACAATTTCAAAGAATTTCGCAGGATCATCATTTGTAAATCTATCATCTTGTTCTTATGATAATACTTCTGGTTTAATTACATATGATGGAAATTCATATACATTAATTGATAGTGGTTTTAACGTTATAAAAGATAATTTAAATAATAATTTATTATCTAATGTTACCGGTTCAGAAATTATCACTAACGCCGGTTTTGGTTATATGATTGATAATCCTTATATAAATCAACAAACACTTGATACTCCTTATATTGTCGCTATTAATCAAGATGGAAATATTCAAATAAAAAAATCAACAGACATGAGTAATGTAGCAAACTTTGCACCAATTGCAGGAGGTGAGCCTGTCTATCCAGTAAATGCTGTTTATGATGCTAGAAGAGGTATAATATGGGCAAATGATTATCAACAAATTTACACTTTTAAACTTGATGGTTCATATGTATCTGGTGTAAATAATGCGGGAAATATTATACATTCTTCATTAGATCGTAGTTCTAATTTTTTGACTTGCGTAAATAATGCGGGAACTTGTAGCGTTTTATTTTGGTCATTAAATTCAAGTAATGTAATTATTGAAGCAGTTAATGCAATTAGAAATAATAAAGCATCAACACCAATTACAAATATATTGTGTGCCTGTTCTAATTCTCAAATTATCGCAGTAGCATATGAAGGAAGTCAAATTACAACTTACGATGCTACAACTTTAGACCCTATTAGAGATTATGGTGGAGCTGTAACTGCTTTAAATATAACAGATATTACAATTGATCCTGTAACAAATAATATATATTATATTGATACTCAAATTATACCTTCTATTATTGTATGTGAGGGTGGAAATACTAATAACTTTTATAATTTGAATAAAATCGGAAGTCCTAATTTTTTAATGTGGACTGATAACACAGGAGGAACAAACACATTATCAGAAAATATAACAAATAGTCAATATAATAGTGAGTATGTATTTAGTTGTTCAAGTATTATTAATACTCAACCATTGTTTGCTACTAAATTATTTGCTACTTTAACACCTGCTGACAGTTTTTCAACATACGCGACAACTGGCACTGTATTTCCAACTTATATGTGTCAATATAACGTTCAGGGAAATATATGTTTTTTAGGTGTAGCAATGGCGCCAGTAACTGAAGAAATTACAATTTTAACAATAGGATCATCAAATGTATTTAATCTTGCTTATACTGTTCCAACTGGTACTTTAACAGGTCCATTAAAAGGCATATCAGTAGACAATTTAGGTTATATATGGTTAAATGATGGTTCTAATCTTTGGAGAACCTCAAGCCCTCCAATATTTAACGGTACTGCACCATTTTTAAATTTTACAGGGATTACCTTTCAACAAGTTTCATTATTGATAGCTTTTACACCAGTTGGTTGTGATAGTATATGTTGGTCAAATTCAACAAATGAATGTTATTTAGTAAGAAATGCAACAAATAGCATTTATAAAGGTTATTATGATTATAATGCAGAGACAGTATTTGCTCAATTTTACAGAAATGATCATGCTTATAGTTCATTTATAACATTAGGTCAAGAACCTTATGGATCAGGTGAAGTTAATTTAGATGCTCTAGAGGATAACTGGAGTATTACACTTGATAATAATGTCAAATCTTTTGGATTAGGTATAGGTCATAAAGGACTTTATGTGGGAGAAGTTTTAAGTGGACAACAACAAATAACTATATTTAATAAGTCTAATGGTATACAAAATTCATTAATTAATGTGCCAAATAACAATTTATCAAGTTTTACAATACCTTCTGTAAACTCTTTGTCCAATCTTTTAAATATAAGTTTAACTACATCAAATATTGTGACTACAACTCAAACAAACGGTAATTTAAATGGAATATGTAGAAATGCTAACTCAAGTCTAATTTTAGTATCTTCAAATTCTGAAAATAATGTTATAGCATATGATGAAACATCTTTGTATGCTAAATATACTTATACTTTATCAAATCCAAATACAATATTTTCAAATAATGGATTAATGAATGTTTTACCACAATTACCAATTTATGATTATAATGATTATATTAATCAAGTTAATACTTGTTTAGCAAATTGTTTAACTGAGTTAACGGCAAATGATCCAACAATAACGGTATCTGCTCCCTCATTTAGTTTAAATAAAACAACTGGATTATTAAAGCTAACTTATGATGCAACATTTGATTTAGTTACATCGGGTATTTATTTAAATAATACTTTATCACAATATTTTAAATTCTCTTCTGTAGATCCTAAAACTGTAGGTTTAGAAGATATGTTAAAGATTGTTTTAAATCCTACAGGTCCACTAGATCAACAATTCTTCTCATTGTATCAATTAAATCAATTAGATAAAATAGTTTTACAAACATCTTTAAATATTTATTCAGATGTAACGGGTGACTCATCCCAAACATTAAATATATTTACTGAATTTGATATTGACACTAGCAATACTCAAGGATTAATGTATAATGAGGGTTCATTGTTATATTCTGCTGTATTATTAAGAAACTATAATATGACTTCTACAAATGCTCTCCGACGAATGCAATATAGTATGTATTACCAATTCAAAGATGGAAGCAGGTATAAATTTTATATTTCACCAAATAATAATATCTCACTCAAATTACAATTCACACGTGTATTTTAGAGCATTGTATCCTTTTTTAAGAAATTAGTTTTTTTAATTTTTTATTTTTTTGAAAACTGTAATTTTAATTTAAAGAAATATTTATATAATATATTATAATAAATGGAGCAAGTATTTAATAAATATATAAATGGAAAGATATATAAAATTACAAATTCGAATAGTGATAAAATATATATTGGCTCAACTATTAATACTTTAAAACAGAGATTGTCAAGTCATAAAACACCAAGCAGTAAATTAACAATAAAATCTTTAGAAATATTTAAAATAGATGGAGATGTAAATATAGAATTAATTGAAGCTTTCCCTTGTAATTGTAAAGATGAATTACATAAAAGAGAAAGATATCATATTGAACTAAATAAAGATATCGTTGTTAATAAGTGTATACCAACAAGACCAAAAAAAGAATGTGATAAAGATTATAGAATTAAAAATAAAGATTTATTAAATGCTAAAAAAAAGATTTACTATCAACAAAATAAAGAACACATAATTGAGCAACATAAAGAATATTTAAAGAAAAAAGATAAAGATGAATCAAAGCAATATTTTAGAGATAGATATCAAAAGAATAAAGAGGAGCGAAAAATCTATGAAGCCAACAGAAGAAGTACTGATGAATATAAAGCCAAACATAAAGAATATATGAAGAATTATTATATTCAACATAAAGCCGAGTTGAAAATGTATGATGCTGAAAAAAGAAGTGCAAAAAAACTAAATATTATAGAATAGATTTTAATTTAAAATATAAAAAAAAATAAAATAATAATATTTATTTTATTTTAAAAAAAAATATATAGTATAATTATATATCAATGTCTGTAGATAATAAAATTTCACTTGATCCCCGACTTGTTGTTTCTGAAAACCCAATTCAATTTTCTGAACTTGGACCAGTAAATGTAATACCTCAACGAGTCGCATCAAATTCTTGTACTAACTCTAACATTCAATTTTCCCCACAACTGAGCCCGGGTGAGAACACATATTTATCTAAATGTATGGTTCTTGAAGTAGATGTCGCGATTACTGTTAATGGTGCAACCGCAGTATTAAACGGAGCCGGTGGTAATTATGGTTTAACTCTTGCAACATGCAATCCAATTAATACTGTATTTAGAAGTTATCCTCTCACTCGTAATATGTCGGCTCTTGAACTTACTTTAAATAGTGTAAAATTAAGTGTTAACCCTGCCCAAGAATGGGTCAATTTAGGATGGTTTGTTCACACTGATAAACAACGCCGAGAACTTGCATCTATGTATCCAACTCAACTTGATACTTGCGCCAAATTATCTGTTGAAGGAGGTAATACTACAAATGCTTCACCATATTATACACAAGTAAATCAAGTTCTTTCAAACTATATTAATTCAAATGGAGCAAATCGCGGTTCTTTCTATCCTGTTTCTGTTGTAGGTAATGTATATACTTTTAAATTATACGAAGTTCTAATTATTTCACCTCTTGACCAAGGTCTTTATAATTCATCATATCTTGCTAATGTAAGAGATTTTCAACTTAACATCAACTTTCAAGATTCTACACAAATAAACTTACTAACATCATCGATTGCTCTAACTGTAGGAGCTGGTAATAACGTTCAAATAGCATTAGGCTCTCCCGCATATTTACATTATTCATATCTTGTACCAAGTGCTGAGATTCCAATGGTTCCAACTGCTATTTATACTTATGATAATATTTTTCATCAACCAACAACCGTAAGCGCACCAACATATAGTGCTAATTTTGTAGGGAGTGCTAATTCTAATGCCATTAAATTATCAGTTATGCCAAAACTTGTTTATGTATCTGTAGCAAAAAATACAGCTACTACAAGAGCAACAAATGATTTAGATATTTGTGCTGAAATAACTTCACTTACTGTTCAATGGGGTCAAAAAGGTACCCAGTTCTTTACTAATTATGACCAATATGATCTATGGCGATTAACAATGCGTAATACTGGATCTGATATGACATTTAATGAATGGAAAAATGCTTGTAATGTTATTGTATTTCGTCCATCTGTTGATATTGGTAATGATATCGCATCTCTTGAAGGTTCTACAAATAGTTCACTTATGTTTAATATTACCAATTGTTCATGGAATATTAAAAATTATGTTAGAGCCGCTGTTGATCCAACAGCATCAAATAATAACTGGAATCTTAACTTAACAGTTGTATCTCAAGGTCAATGTGTTATTGAACAAGGGCGTCTATCTACTAATATCGCCGTTATCTCTCCAAGTGAAGCTTTAGTAGCATTAGATGAAGGTGGATTAACTGCTGAAAATGTAATTAAACCAACTGAAGAAAATGGTGCTGGTCTCTTTTCTACTGCCCGTAATATCTTCCATCATGGACATCAACTTGTTAAAAAAGGAGCACAACTTGCCCAGTCACCGGCTGGACAGTCTGCCTTAAAATATCTTAGTGGTTCTGGTGCCACTGGTGGGGGTTATATCTCACAAGGGAAAATGAAATATCGCAAATAGATATTTAATTAATATAATATAATTATTTTTTTAATATAAAAATAATTATATAAACATATTCTATATAAATGGAATACAGAGAATTTGTTAAAATGATGTTTCAAAAGCATAAAGGAAAACCTGCAAAAGACATTATGCGTATGGCATCAGTTGAATGGAAAAAACAAAAAGGCGGAGCATCTCCAAAAGGTAAAAAAACTAAGGGGGCCGGTATTGGTATGGATATGATGGCTCCATTTACTGCTATCGCTAATTTTGAAAAAAGATTAGCTGGGAAAGGAATAGGTCAAAATGTTGAAGGTTCACACGGGGGTATGTACACCGCAGGAAGTTTAGACGGTATGGGAATGACTGCTGGTAAAATGAGAAAATCAAAAAAAATGAGCAAGAAAGAACAAGCCGGCAATTTTCTTGATGATGTCCTTGGAGGTGTTGGTTCTGTTTTAGATGTTGGAACTAAGTTTTTACCGTTCTTACCACATTTAGTTTAATTTAAAATATAAAATAAAATAATAATATTTATTTTATTTTTAAAAATAATATATATTTAATTTTCTAAACTTATTATATATAAAATGTCTAAAAATAGAAATGATTATATGAAAGATTACAGAAAAAAGAAAATAGATGAAGATCCAAATTATCGTTTATTAGAAAATGAAAAAAAAAGAATTTCATATTTTAATAAAAAAGGACCAAAAGAAAACAATACTAAAGATGATTTAAGAAAAATATTTGAAAGTATAAAAACGCCAAAGGGTAATAATTATAGAGATATTACAATAAATAATTATATTTCTAAAATTAATAAAATATTAATGTTATTAGATAAGAAAGATTTTAATATTGATTATTTTTTAGATCCTGATAATGTTATTAATAAATTAAAAGATAAATATGATAATTATAAGGATTACATATCGCCTATTTCTAAATTATTAAAATATTACAATAAAGATGATGATATTATTAAAAAATATTTAGAACATATGTCTGATGAAAAAACTAAACAAGATAAAAAAAGAGGTGATAATAAAATGGATAAAGATGAAAAAAAGAATTTTATGACATTAAAAGAAATAGATAAAAAGATTGATGATTACGAAGTTGATAATAATTCTGATAAATTAACTTATAAATTAATAGTTAGTTTTTATTTTAAAAATGTTGATAATTTTATTCCTAGAAATGATTTGAATATAATGAAATTAATTAATGTATCCAAAATTAAAGGATTAAATGAGGATTATAATTATATTGTAAATGATAAAGGAACACCAAAACAAATTATAATGTGTAATTATAAAACATCAACTACATATGGTAAACAAAAATTTGGTATATCTAATTATTTATCTAAATTAATTAAAGAATATTATGATGAGATGGATAGAAACAACGGGGATTATTTATTTTTAAATAAAAGAAATGAACCTTATGATAAATCTTCTTTTTTAAGATTAATAAAAGAATCTATGAAAAATGTTTTAGGGAAAGATATATCTGTTGATTTAGCAAGAAGTATTTTAATAACTGATTTTTATTCTGGTAAAATTAAATCAATAAATGAAAAATCTGAATTTGCAAAGAAAATGTTACATTCATCTAATGTTGCTGAAGAATATGTTAAAATAGAATAAAATATAAATATATAATATATAATGGATAATAGAAAATTAAGTCAAGCAAGAAGAAAAGCCACAATTGAAGGCATAGAAGGCAAATTAGATATTAGTAATAGAAAAAATAAAAGATTTATGATAACAAGACCAGATGGTAAAAAAATACATTTTGGATTATATCCATTTAGTGGTAATGGTTCATTTTTAGATCATAAAGATATTAATATTAGGCAAGCATGGAGGGCTAGACATTCAAAAATAAAAAATAAAAAAGGATTAGCAATGAATGATCCAGATTCACCGGAATATTATAGTTATCGTATTTTATGGTAATTAATATTTAATCTCTTTTATATCTTCTGTTTTATTATTTTTATTTAATATATTTATTTTACAATTGGGTAATTTATACTCTTTAAGAATATTGTCTTTTAGATTATTCATAAAACTTATTCTCTCGTTTTCATCCATTTTTAAATATTTATCATAATTATCATCATCTAAATTAACATCAAAGCATGCTGATTCATAAAACTTTTTTAATTTATCTTTTAGATTTGGATCATTTGGATTAAATGGTTCTTCTCTATCTTCAATTTTCTTTTTTAATCTATCTCTTAATCTCTGTTCGGACTCTCTCATATATAATACAGTATAGATAAAAATATATATATTAATTTTTATAGTAATTTTTATATATAATATAGTTTAGATATAGATTTATATATATAAAATATGATTATATAACGTTATATAATCTATATTACTATATATATTATAGTGTTTTAACAAGAATATATAAGATTTTATATATAAAAAATAAAATATAAAAAAATATCTAAACTATATTATATATAGAATGTCTGATACTTGGGATTTATCCATTGAACAACTGAATGAATTAAAAAATGATTTAATTAAAACATTAGAATATGTTAATGTTTTAATTAAATTTAGAGAAACAAAAGATAAACCATTTAGACAGAGATGTCCTTCATGCTCTGATGATGTTGATTATTATGAAAATAATTTTAAAGATCATGATGATACATTTACTGTTGATGATAATGATAGTAATGATGATGAATTATGTTCAGCAGTTAAAAGAATATTAAAAGATTAATTTATTTACTTATTTTTTTTTTCTCTTGCTTCTACTTTCTTTCTAATTGTTTCTCTTTGTTTTATCATGTATTCTTTTACTTCTTTCATTCTTTGTTGTGGGTCTTTAATTGAAGCAAAATAAGCCTGCATTCTCTTTTCTTCTGGTGTCATTTCATCATCTTCTTCATCTTCTTCTGGTTCTAGTTCTACTTTTTCTTCTGGTACTTTTTTTTGTTTCTTAGTAGGCTTTTTTGCTTCTTTTTTAGCTTTTAATTCTTCTCTTACTTTTTTCATAATTTCTTGATTAAATTTACTTCTTGCTTCTGCTTTTTCTTTTGCCTCTTTATCTAATAATTTTTTGACTGCTTTTTCTCTAGCTTCTAATTCTTTAATTTCTTTTTTAGTTTTTCGTGTTTCAATTGTTTTAGTTAATATTTTACCAGTTTCAATAAAATATTTAAATCTTTTATCTTGTTCATCTCTTTGTTCTTTTGTTAAAGTATCTCTATATGGTATGAATTTATTTTCTTTTTTCTTATTCTTTTTAATATCTTCTTCAATCTCTTTAAATATTTTTTCTAAATTCTTTTTTGATTCTTCATATTGTTGTTTTAATCTATCTATTGCGGGTTGTATAGTCATGATTAATTTAGGGTGTAATTTATCTAAATTAATATAACCTTTATTATTTGTTTCTAATCTTTCTTTTAGATATTTAATTAGATCATCTTTCTTTAGAATTGATGGGTGAGGTATTGAATTAAGTTTATTATATGCTTTTGCTAGCTTTCTTATTTCAGGTGCTTTTAATTTCTTTAGATTTATATGCATATAAAATAATAAAATAAAAAAAATATTTAATCAAATTATATAATATATGAGTAAAGCAGAAAAAGAAGCAGTAAAGAAAATGAAGCCATCCGCATATAAAAGTATGTTGATGGGTAAATTGAATATGACTAAATCAACACCAAAAAAAAAAGAAGATTTGTTAAGATGGGGATCACCAACTAAAGGCGAGAAATGGGTTAATCTTTCGGCGTATTTAACAGATGGAAAAAAAGATTTACCTTGTGGAACTAAAGGAAAAAAACAGAAAGAACAAAATATACCCAGTGTATGTCGTCCGAGTAAGAAAGTAAATGAAAAGACGCCAAAATTAGCAAAAGAATTTACAAAAAAGCAAATAGAAAAAGCAATTGAAATAAAAAAGAAAGGTAAAAGGATAAATTGGAATGAATTATAATCTATCTATCCAATATTGATTATTTAATTTTCTTTTTTCAATATTACAATTATAACAATATGTATATTTATCACCGTTTATTTTTTTATTACATATTTTACATTTATTTTTTTCTTCTTCTAATTCTTTTTTACATTTTTTACAGTTTATAAATTCTTTCTTTTTACTTCTTCTAACTTTTTTTATTTTACAACATCTTTTACATTTAACCTTTACTTTTTGACATTTTTTACATCTATTTTTACTATTAGGTTTAAATTTATATCTTGAATCACAATTACCACATATTTGCATAGTTTTAATCATATATGTTAAAATACAATCACTTCCTAGTATCATAGTATCACCATTTTCTGGATTTATTATTTGATATTCTTTATTTATTTTATGACCACACATACAATTTGAAGATATAAATTTTTCATCATCTGTTTTTTTTTCTAATTCTCTTATATCTATAAATTTATTTTGTACATCTTCAAAAGTGTAATTGGTTTCATTATCTTCATTATAATCTTTTAGATTATCTTCAAATCTTTTAATATATGAAAGATTATTAATTGATTTTTTTTTAATCATTATATTATAATATTATATATTATTTAATTCTTAAATAAATTAAATAATATTTTATATAATTAAGTAATATTTTTATTTTTTAATTTGTCTTGATAACGTTTATTATACTCTCGCTTCTTGGCTCTTTGTTCTTCTGTGATTTGAGATTCTCGTTTGGGTTTATCTGCTGTTTTCTTTTGATAATATTGTTTAGAGTATTCTTTTAATTTTTGTTTATATTCTTCATTATTCTTATTTGCTTCATACCATTTTTTTTGTGATTCTTTAATTTTGTCTTTGTGTTCATTTCTATACATTTTACAATATAAATTATATGAATTCTTGATTGATTGAATTTGATTATCATCTAGATCCATTATATTATAATATTAGATATTATTTAATTCTTATATAAATTAAATAATTTTATTAAAAAAAGTTTTTTTTATATTAATCTTTTAACAAGTTTTTTAGTTGATGGTTCTGCTTCTGGTACTGGTTCTTGTTCTTTGATTTTAATACCTTTAAAGAATCTATACCCTTGACTCATAAAATTAGTAATACCATTTTGAGACAAACCTTTAATTAATGCTGGCATTGATAGCATTGTATCTGAATGTTCATCATAATGATCCTTTAATATAGATGATTTTATTTTACTATCTTTATCCTTAACAATAAACTCATCTAAATATATTTTAACTGGGTTATTTTCAACAAAATAATTATTAGTTATTTCCATTATAGATTTTGGGATTTTTATCATATCCTTTTTATCTTTATTATCAATAATAATATCTAATAACATTAATAAATATTCTCGGCTATATTCAATTGTATCAATTTTATCTTTTAATGTTTTATCTATTTTTCTTTCATATGATTCAGTTGGATTATCAACAAATGATAATGGAAATGTTACAACTTTAATTCGTCGCATAACACCCTTATCAATGTTTTTAATATCTGGGAGAGTATTGCATTGTATAAATGGAGTAAATAATGGCTTAAATTTAATGTTTGATTGATATAATGCTCTAGTTGTAATCTCATCTTTTCCGGTTATTAATTTTAAAAATGGAGTATTTAAAGATGTTTTTTTATATAATTCATTTTGTTCAGATGGTTCAGATACAATTAATGTTCTTAATCCCTTTGAGCTCGCTAATGTTGGATTCGCGCTTCCTTGCTTAAATGCTGATGTTAAAAATGTATTTTCTGTTGTTGTTATGTATTCACCTAATGCTCTATTTTCAAATGTTGAAATTAAACCCTTTCCATTTCCACCACTTCCTATTTGTATAATACAACTTTCATCATTATTTCCAAATAATGATTCAGCTTTAATTCTTAAATAATAATCTACTATCTCATTATCTTCAAATATGCTAAAAATAATTTTTTTAATATGATCTCTTATTTTTTTATTAGAGTTAGAATATTCATATTTAGTTGTTTTACAAATATAATCATTTGGTTGAATATTTCTAAATTCAAATATTGTTTTATCAAATACTTTATTATTGAATGCTATTAAATTTGCATTATTATCAATCTTGTCATCAATATCATTACATGAATATAATTCCTGAATATATTTTTTAATTCCTGAAACATATGTAGCATTATTAATATCTTTTAATAATTTATTTATATTTTTACTATTCTTAATATATGATACTTCATTTGGTTTCATACGATTTCTAATTGGTAATAAATATTCTTGTAATGTTGTTGATATATCATTATTAATATCATTTGGGTAATCTTTTCCAGAAGATTCAAGAATATTAAATTTATTATATTTATACCATCCTGACTTTATTGAATAAATATATTTAGATGGTTTTAATTTATGATATAATTCAGCACATTGTTTATGACTAAATGTTTCTAATGATTTAAAAAAGTTTCTGTCAATAGCTTTTTTTAATGTATTATCACAATTATCATAATTATCATAAATATCAGAATTATCATCATTATCAGAATTATCATCATTATCAGAATTATTATCATTATCAGAATTATCATCATTATCAGAATTATTATTATCGCTCTCATAATCACTATCTAATAAAGTATTATAACCCTCCTCTAATGGTTTTGATACATATTTTAATTCATAACCATATTCTTTTTTTATTAAATCTTCAAATTCTTTAAGCATGTTATTATTATATTTTAATGATTCAATCATTATGCCATCATAACATAAAACGGCTACTTTATCACTTATATATCTTTTTTTAACACTATATTTATAAATACTTTCTAATATTCTATTTTCTATTTCTTGACACCATATGGCGATAACAGAAGCATTTTCATTATATTCATATTTTTTTTGTTTAATTTTGTTTTTTTGAACATCAATACATATATCTTGATTTGCATCAATTATTTCTTTTGCATATATTTCACGTTGTTCAATAAATTCTTTTATAAAATTAGTTGGTTCAGTATCAATAGATAATTTACATTCTTTTAACCAAGTTTGAAATGATCCAAAATATAGTAAAATTATAAATAATAATTTGGCTTGATCTTTAGAGACTTTAAAAGTATTCATTACCTCTGTTATATGATAAATTCTATTTTTAACATATTGCTCTAATTTAGAACATTCAATATTATGATATTTACAGGTTTGATATATAATCTCTGGATGTGCATTTGATGCGTCAATATCTACATATAAATCTTTAGCTATTGTGTGTCTTACTTCTCTTCTAATAGTACATAATGAGAGAGATTTACGAGGATAAACTCTCCCGAATTTATAACCTGAACATCTATTATATGTTACCTGAACAATTCCATATTTAGTCTTATCTTTACTATCCTCATTTTCTATATCATTTGATAATTGTATATATTCATCCATTTGTTGAGCTTCTGTTTCAAATTTCTTTTGAATATGCTTATGAGGTGTTTTTAATAATAAATCACTCTTCAGTAATTTATTTAAATTTGTCTTGTTATAAACTTCATATAACTTAATTCCATCTAAAACTGATTTCTGGGCGGTTAGAGATATTTCAAACATTCTATATATATTATATTATATAAAAAATAATTCTTAAATATATTTAATTTATTTCAATAAAAAAAAGTAATTTTATAGATTTATTTATGAAACCCTACTGATGAAAAAGGATACATAGAGGCTTCTAAGTAGGGGTTTAGTAGGAGTAGGGGAGGTAAAAAAAAAAATATATTTTTAATTTAATTTAATTCTAGGGATATTTTATAAATTTACCCCTACTGACCCTACTGAACCCCTACTTAGAAGCCTCTATGTATCCTTTTTTATGATATATATAAAGTCCTACCCAGTAGGGTTTCTATAAATATATATTATAAAATCTCAATTAATAATATATGAAAATAACTAATTTATTAATGTTAGGATGTGGATCTATTCAGAAATCATTAATTGAACTTATTAAAATTGATAAAAGTAATTTAATTGATTTAGAATGGGTTATTTTATGTCCTGAAGATATTCCAGAATATATATATAAGATTAAGCCAGATTTACAACATTTACAAATATATTTAAAAGAAGATACAATGGATGATATATTAAATGAATTAATAAATTCATCTACATTTGTAATTGATTTAACCGTTGATGTTGATTCTATTCAGATCATGAAGATATGTAAACAGAAAGAGGCATTATATATTAATTCATCATTAGAACAATATGATAATCATAAAAAATCATCAGATATTGAAAAGACTACTTTATATTATCAAGAAATTCTATTAGAAAAAGAAATGAAAAAGATTAAAAAAAAAGATTCAACATTAACTCATTCTTTTGGTCTAAATCCGGGGGCTATATCTTCAATGGCATATTATGGAATTTATGAATATTGTAAAAAATACAATAAACAGAAATTAAAATTATTAAATAAAAATAAATTTAATTTAGTTTGTAAAGATATATTAGAGACTATCCATATTTCAGAGATAGACAATCAAGAAGTAAATATTAAACCTAAAAAAGATTTAATGGTCTCAAGTTGGTCAGCTAAGGGGCTAACTGAAGAAGCGCTTGATTATAGTTTTATTTCATCACCTAAAAGAGTAGATGGTTATAAGAAATCTAAATTAAATAAATATATTTATTATTCTGATAAACATTCAATGGATTGTTTAATGAAATCAATTTGTTTAGATGAGAATTTAGAACCGGTATTATTCACTGGAAAAATGATAGTCCATTTTGAGATTATAAGTTTAAGTTATTATTTAGGATATGGCAGATATTGTCCTAAAATATCATATGTATATCAAGCATGTCCGATCGCAAATACATCATTAGAATTTATAAAACAAAATAATTATAAAAAACCTAATAATTATTATGTATTTAATCAAAAAGATTTAAAAAGTTTAGATTCTATTGATTCGGTCGGTACAACTTTATTTTTTAAAGATGGACGTATATTTTGGTGTGGTTCAGTTCTTTCAAATAAACAAACAAAAAAATATGGATTTAAATATTCAAATGCGACACAATTACAAGTTTCAATATCTATTTTATGTTGTATTGAATGGATGATGAAACATAAAAATGAGGATGTGATGACATCTGAAGAGATACCATTTAAATATGTTATTAATAGATGTAAAAAATATTGGGGCAATTTTGTATGTAAAGAAATAAAAACTAATGAAATAAATCAAAATTCAAAATATTTAAATTTAAATAAATCTTCTAAATCTAATATAAATGAGCGATAAAAAAAGGAAATTAGAATTGATGTTAAAAGAGGAAGATTTAGCACTTTTAAAAACAGAAGATGATAATGAACCTGATGAACTTGCTAATTTGCCTTTATGTAAATTAACTAAAGGGGCAGGATATCTAAAGGATGGCTGGATATTAGAAGATAATGAATTTATTTGTATTAAATGCGATAAAGTATTCAAGAAGAAAAAATTAGATAGTGATGATATCTGTAAAAAATGTTTATAAGTAATTTTTTTTAATTTCTACTTTTGGTATATCTATTGGTTTAGATGGTTCAATTAAAGGCGTTGTTAGAGATGGGGTAGATGGTAGGGATTCATTTCCTTCTGTAGTTCTTAAAACAAATCCGAAACATTTTGAATATTTAATATGAGTTAAGATGGCAACAACTAATGCAGATGATGCAGAAATAATAGCAATTAAACTTATAGGGTCCATTATATTATATATAAAATAAATATATATTATAATTATATAAATGAGCTATTTAGGCAATGTCGGATTATCAAATAAAACGGATGGTTTATATCTCGGTTTAGTTAATTTATCACTTAATACATCAGCAAATCAATTATTATATAGCCCTAGTGGTTATGATATATCAGGTTTAGATTTAGGTAATGGTCTAGATATATCAGGATCTGATTTAAAAACAGTTGGAAACCCAGATATTCAAATAGTGAGTAATTCTCTTTTCGCTAATGATAATTTAGTTTCTATTCAATCACAAGTTGATTTAGCAAGCCAAGCGGATGTCGTATATGTCAGTTCTGGCAGTTATACTGAAAATTTAACTATTGACAGTAAATTTAATATATCATTAAACGCTCCAGAAGGTGGTATTACAGAAATTTTAGGAAATTTTAATATATCAGGAGATAGCGAATTAATAAGATTAAATAATATTCAATTACAAGGATTACAAACAAATTATTCTGGTGTAGGAAGATATAGATTAAATAGAATTAATCATCAAGGACAGGCTGGATTATTAAATGTTATAGCAGTGAAAGATTGTACTAAATATATAACATTCGAGAACTGCGAGTTTGATCAGTACTGCACTTTGCGAGTCTCATCAACTTTTTATTCTGTCGTGTACTTCATCAACTGTAATTTTGGTGCATGTCCAATAACTCTTCAAAATGCTATTTCAAATCAACAAGTAATTTTTAGCAACTGTGCAGGCTTCGCATCTTTTCCAACATCTACCAAATGTACCTTTGTCGGAATGAATGTTTTGACAACCGGAGAAAGTAGAAATTCATCAACAACAATTGACAATCTATATTTTAGAATAGCTAATAATTCAACTTCTATAAGCACTAATGAAATTATAACCACAAATGGATCATCTGGTTTGAAACTATCCCCAATGGGTGGATATAATGGAATGCGTATGAACTATTTCTATAATGCCCAACAAACAGTTAAACCGGCAGTTACAAAGCTAACATTATATGATGAAAATGTAAGTTTTAATATTACACCAAATTATAGACAATTATTAAATTGTATCTTTAATTTTACAATAGCAGGCGGGGCAACTGATTTAACATTTGATTTAGTAGATGTAACATCTACACCAGTAACACTTGCAACAGTTTATCAATCAATCAATAATAATAACCATCATGTAATGCCTGTAGCCTTTCAATGGACTCAACAATCTGGGCAATCAAGTATCAAATTAAAAATCACTGTTAGTGTATCAGCAGGAGGAACGGCAAGTACTGACATATTAGATTTTATATCTCTACAACAAATAGAGTTATCTCCATCATCATAATTTAATATTATAAATATATATATAATATTAATTTAACAAATATCAATGTATGCAGTGATTGTTGATGTTGTCGCCGATAATAAAATTAATCTAATATGATATGCGGAGCATTGAATACTAAAACCGAAATCACCGGCAGAAAGCATATATTGGTATTGGGTTGTATAAAACGTAGATCCATTATTCGAAAATTGTATACCTATAACAGCATTTTGAGATGAAGTTCCATAGCATGATAATACCGTATTGCAATAGGTCGAGGTCCCGGGGCTTATATTAGCGGACACTTCATTTTGAGCAACACTCGCATTATTCCAAGCAACAATACTTATTCTTTGATTATTTAAAGAATTAGCGATAGTAGAAATATCTGTACTTGATACAACTACAGATTGACCACTTATATCAACTGTCTGACCTGATATATCTGTGCTTACAGTTCCTGATACAACTACACTTTGTCCACTTATATCAACTATCTGACCTGATATATCTGTGCTTACAGTTCCTGATACAACTACAGATTGACCAGAAATATCTACAGTTTGACCACTTATATCTGTGGTTACAGTTCCAGATACAACTACAGATTGACCAGAAATATCTACAGTTTGACCACTTATATCTGTGGTTACAG